CTGGGCACGCATGGATATGGACACTTCTCGATACGCTATCGTACTTTTCGTGCGCATCGCTGGATCTACGAGCAACTGATTGGCCCGATTCCCGATAATAAGCAGCCTGATCATCGATGTGACACCCCCGCTTGTGCAAATCCATGGCATCTCAAAATCGTCACGGCGCGGGAGAACGTCCTGCGAAGTTCCAGCCCACCTTCAATGAACGCCAGAAAGACTCACTGCAAGCGAGGCCACTCGCTGGCGAACGCCAAGATGAAAAACGGATCCAGGGTCTGCATTAAATGTCGTCGTCTAATGGACTGCCAACGCTATCATCGTGCCGCTTGACAAGGTATGTTAACATCATGTCGTGCCAATCACCCCATCCGACTACCGTTCCAAAGTAACCTTCGGCGTCCCATTCTCTGGCCGCTACGTGTGCCCCGAATGGGCGTTCTCGCTCCCCCAAATTGCCTGGCCGATGAACATTCGCCGGTCGTTCGTCAAGATCAACTGCTCGCGCCGCGACCCTCCTGTCACGCGTGAGGAAGCCCGCGAGTCGATCGTCGAAATAGCGCTCAAGCTGCGCTCCGAATACATCCTAATGCTAGACGACGACGTCCAGCCTCTCGACCCGAACTTCGTCGTCCATCTCGTCCGCGCCCTCGACGAGCGGCCTGAGTACGCAGCCATCTCGGGCGTCTACCCGTGCGCGGGCTCGAACGAGCCGATGGTGTTCATGCAGCCGGGCATGGGCAGCTACTGGCACTGGCGCGTCGGTGACATCTTCAGTGTCGCCGAAGTCGGCACCGGATGCCTATTAATAAGGTCCAAGATATTCGAGTCCTTACCCAAGCCCTGGTTCCGCGACTTAAACGGCGTCGACGAGATGCGCGAGGCTGGCGTCCTCACCCAGACCGACATCGAACTGGACACTGCCTGTGGCCAAATGACCGACGACATCTTCTTCAGCCGCGCACTCGCCAAGCACGGCCACCGCATGCTGGTCCATGGCGGCGTCCTGTGCATCCACTGGGGCCGCGACGGCACCTTCGCCGAACTGCCCCGCGACAGCTACCCGTTCCGCGCCCTCGCCAAGTCCCTCGACGAACTCGACCCGCGCATCCGCGAAGCCGCGCGCATCGAAGGGTGGATGGAAACGGATGAGCTGCTCTGGCTCGCCGACATGGCTTCCACGCACACTTCAATCGTCGAAATCGGCTCCTGGCGCGGCCGCTCCACCCGCGCGCTCGCCGACAACACCAAGGGCAAAGTGTTGTGTGTCGACACATGGTCGCTCGACCACGTCGTCGACCTCGCCGAATACTACAACAAGGGCAAGCAGCCGGACCCTGACTGGGTGTGGGACGAATTCCGCATCAACATGGTCGGCTTAGAAAGCAAAGTGCATGCATTGCGCATGACCTCGTCGGCAGCGTTCGCCGAAATCCCCGATGCGCTGAAATTTGACATGGTCTTCATCGACGGTTCACACGAATACAACGACATTCGTCACGACATCACCGCGTGGCGCTCAAAACTGACCCCAGGTGGGCTGCTCTGTGGTCATGACTACACTCACGAGTGGCCCGACGTAATTCGCGCTGTTGACGAACTGGTGCCGAATGTGAAACAAGTAGACAAGACGAGCATATGGTATGCCTACAATGAAACCACCTAAAAAAGACGTAAGCCCAAGCGCACCGCGCAACCTTCTAGCGGAGGTGCATCACATGCTCACGCCCACGCTCACCAAGACCGGTCCAAAGACCGCGACGCAGCCTCCGCCGACCATCTACGATCTCCTGCTCGAAATCCTCGCCTTGTGCGAGACGATCTTCGCCGCCGTCCAGACCAACATCACCCTCAGCCAGCAAATCCTCGCCGCGATCGAAGCCCTCGCTGCTGCTCAAGCAAAGGCCGACGCGCAAATGCTCGCTTCGCAAGCCCGCGTCGAGGCCTCCCTCACGCGCATCGAGACCTTCCTTGGCATCCCGCAGCAAGTTTCCGATTTCACGTTGTCGCAAATCATCATCGACGGTATAAGGAGCAAACCATGAGCATCAATGGAGTAGCACTAGGCGGAACAGGCACATTCCAAATTGGCCTCGTACCGTCGACCAACTTCGTGCCCTTGCAGTCAGGGCCGACGGTCACGGTCGACGATGTCACGGATGTGACGCTCAGCCCCGTCGATCCGACGGCGCTCACGTTCACGGCAACAGTTGCCTCAACGGCTACGGCGACATCGTTCAATCTCACAATCGCAGGCGTGAACGGAGCGGGCACGGCGCTTTCGCATGTGTTCAATGTGCCAATCCTGCCGATGCCGCCGCAGCAGGTCACTGACTTCAGCTTGAACCAGCTCAGCTGAGTATCAGCTGATGTCGGAGCCCTCGTCATGGCGCGTGGGTAATCGCACCGTCGTCCCTGCGGACTTCGATGACGACGACCCACGCGGCTTATTCCTCGTCTGGGAGGAGCCACGCTCGAATGCAACCTACGTCGTCTCGGTTGACCCGACCGTTGGTCGTCCAGGGTGGTCGCGTGAGTTTCGCACCGAAGCCGACCTCGAGACCGACAACGCCGCTATCGAAGTATTTCGATCGGGCGGCAACGGCCTACCGGACGTACAAGTCGCCGAATTCGCGTCTCCTTGTGACGCAATCGATATCGCACCAATCGTCGCGACAATCGGCTCGCTCTACGGCGGCTCGAACGAGGACGGCCAAGCCTTAGTCATAGGTGAAGTCACAGGGCCAGGCGCAGTTACCTTACGCGAGTTAGTTGACAGGCACTCGTACACCAATCTATGGCGATGGACCAAATGGGGCACTAGCCAGGTCCAACGCACGCAAGCCTTCTGGTGGTACAGTTCCCGCTCGGCCAACAAAGACCTTTGGATGCGCGCCCTGCATCACATCCAACGCCGCCGCGTCATCCTGCGCTCAACCTACCTCGTCGAAGAGATGGCCGACTGCATCGCCGACGCCTACCTCCTGATCGGCGAGGCACGTTACGGCCGCCACGACGACCGCGTCCTTTCGATGCTAATGAACTTATGGGCGCTGCACGACTGGTCTACCCAGGAAGACATGGAACCTGTCGAGCGCCCAACCCAATCCTCTGCTCCACGTTGGGAGGCCAGCGATATCAGCTACGAAGGGATGATCGATGCCTGGGACCAGCACATTGCGGCGATCCTCGACAGCAGCGCCGATTGACTCTCTTCTCGTCGTCAGCGCATACGAGTACATCAACTTCACCGCTGTCTCCACCTGGCTCACACGCATCTCGTCACACTCGATCATCCTCACATCGACCCTCGGCGTCGGCCACATCATCTCCAAGCAATCCCTAGTCCCTGTCACCAAAGTACAATGGTGGAATTCCCGTGGCCGCCTCCCTGTCGTCCACGCCTCGCATGCCTTGATCTTCTACGACGGCGTCGACAAGACCGTCAATCGCTCGATCGCCCACATCGCCCGCCTCGGCATCCCCATGACCGTCGTCGACTCGCAGTCGAATCCTGTTGACCCTGGCCCGATTATACGTGCTAATCTCACACACAAGGACAAGCGCATGCCTGACTCTACATCGACCGTAACGCCTATCGCCAAGCCTCGCGCTAAGCCTCCAGTCATCGTCGACGCGCCAAACGGCACGAACAAGCACGTCCGCGTCTACGTCGAACTCCCCGCCGCGACGTTCAACGAATACCAGCAGCAAGCCGATTCTGTCGGACATTCGGTCGAGAAGATTCTCAGCGACCGCCTGCGCACCTCCGTCACCTTTACGTCAGGTCGCGGCCTCTATTTCACCGACGCTCTCCGCGCCGAACTCGAACGCATCACTGGAGGCCACATCTTCAACTCGCCCGAAGACGCCTTGCAGCGCATGAAAAACCTAGTCTCGTTAAAGATCAGCGACGACATCAGCATCGAGATCACCGGCACCTTACTCACCCGTGCCGCCTCCCGTGCCAAGTCCGAGCGCAAGACGCTCGACCAATACCTTCGTCACTATTGCATTCTCGGTCTTCGCAAATTCGTGGGCCTCGAGCCCTGGTAAAAGGAGCATGCACAATGGCTAAGTCTAAATCGCCCATCCCTGAATCCGACGCCGAATCGCCCCGCCCCGAATCCGACTACGAGCATCAACAGCGATTCCTGTCCGACATCGACCGCTCGACCTGGCGTGGCGTCCATCCACCGTCCCACCCCGGCCCTCGCGGCATCGTCCACAAGCTTGCGGTTGCGTCTAACGTGCCGCACATATTCCAATCGAAGTAGGAGGCGAAATGGCAAAGGAAGCACCTGAATTCAAAGAGAAGTTCGGCAAGTCCGGTGGCACGCTCGGCAAGGGCAAGGAAGCTGGCAACAAGTTCAAGGACGGCGGTCGCTCGATGAAGCACGGGCGGCGTAAAAAGTAACTCAGGTAAAATGCCCCGCCTATTAGACCTCGCATGCTCGCGCTGCGGGGCCGAAGTCGACGACTTCTTCGTCATGTCGGTCCCGCAAAGGATCATCCATCTCAATTGCAATGGAATATTCGAGCCTGTCTACCGTGTGCGCAAGCGCGCTCCCGCGCAATGGTCCGACCGCGACTCCATCACCATCTTCCGCAAGCCTGATGGTTCATTAAGCTACCCCGCACGTAATGACAAACCAACGCCGTCGAACTGCGAGCGCATCACCATCAAATCCCTGTCTGAGTTGCGCGCCTTCGAACGCTCCACGAACACGATCTCGCACGTCGGCAATTACGACAAATCGGGACGCTCGATCGACGACGGCCTCCCCGAATTCAAGCATAGTAAATCCGAGCGCGATCGCTACGAGCGCTTCCGCGAGTCCACTCGAGGCCTCTTCTAATGGCCTCCGAAGTTCCCTTCGGCCAGCTCAACCAGCTGAACCCTGCCGACAAGCGCCATCTCGACTCTGTCCTGCAATGGTGCGGCGACGCCCTCGCCGAAGGTGAAAACTTCCTGCGCTCGCAGGTCGGCTACAAGTTCATCCCGACGATGATCGACTACGTGATGGGCGACTACGCGCGTACCACATCACCGGGTAGCTTGAGCCAACTAGTCGACAACAGATTTGGGAAGGCCGCTACTGACTTTGCAGCGGGCATGACTGACATCAAGCCCTTCTGGGAATACCACACCGCGAACAACAAGTACGAGATGCAGGCGACGCTCGGCAACAAAATCGCGAAGCATTGGTGGACGTCACGCTTGATCGACGTCAAGTTCGCCGACGTGATCAAGTACAGCGAAGTCGGCGCGACCGGCTACGCCCACCTCACCTACGATCAAGCCATCGCCGACATGGACTGCATCCCCGAAGACCCCCGCGACGTCCTCCCGATCCGGCCCAACTCGAACTACTCGCTTCAGGAAGCGTTCGGCGTCATTGTGCGTCGCGAGCGCACCGTCAATTACCTGCGCGCCAAGTATCCCAACATGGCCAAGTATATCCGCCCTGATCGCGACATGTCCGCCATCTCGATCGACAAAGCGACGCGCGCCAACTCGATGCTCTCCCGCGTCGGCCTCACGTCAGGCTTCATGCAAAACTTCTGGGCCTCAATAGGTGGTCGGCCGGTAGCGCACATGGCCGTCCCGTCAGCCGATGTGTTCACGATGTACGTCAAGGACGACCGGCGCAACGAATCATCCGGCAAGGTATGGGTCGGCGAAGGCGTCCCCGAACCTGGCAAGCACCCCAACTGGTCCTACTGGGTCGAGCCCGGTGATCTGCTCTACCCGCGAGGCAGGCAAATCACCTTCTGCCGTTCAGCTGTCTTGCGCGACGGCCCATCGATCTTCTGGCATGGCCTGTTCCCTCTCGTCAAGATCACCCTAGACCCGTGGCCATGGACCTGGCTCGGCAAGCCTCCTCTACTCGACATCATTGGCCTCCAAGAGGAGCTGAATCGCCTCGTGCGCGGCGTCAGCGACCACAATCAAAAGGTCTTCCGTCCTGATCTCATAGCGGACAAAAATGCGTTGTCTCGCTCAGCCATGAATGCGATCGACACGCGCCGCGCAGGACTCAAGCTCCGCACCAATCCCGTTGCCGGGAAGACGGCGGAGCTGGCAATCGTCGCGCCCCTCGACCCGTCCATCGCCCTCACCATCAATGACCTTCGTGAGGAGATCGACAAACTCTCCGGTGTGCGCGACCTCACTCAGCTGATGCAGCTCGGCCAGATCCCTTCGACCGAAACGATCGAAAAGATATTGGAGTCGATGTCGCCTGCTATCAGGATGCGTTCGCGTATGTTGGAAGCCT